GGCTGTTCATGACCATCTGGAGACGCCTAAGCACTACGCCAGAGCCTTGTATAACCAACAAGGAGCCACGCGTGAGCAGTGGGTATGTCTGGATAAACTCTGGACGGCTGAGAGCCATTGGAATTACAAGGCACGCAATACAAACGGCGGTGCGCTGGGGATAGCCCAAGCATGGCCGGCAGAGAAGTATGAAGTAATGGGTACTGATTACAAAACTAATTGGCAAACTCAGATAAGATGGGGCTTGTTATACATCAAGCTACATTGGAAGAACGACGCTTGCGCGGCATTGCGCAACGAAAACTGGAAGGGATACTACTAATGGAATTACAAAAGCCAAAGGTGCTGATCCATATATTGGCAAAGGATAAAGAAAAGATCCTGCCTGAGTGGCTCAAGCGCAACCTAGATGATTTGGAATACCCACGCAACAGGGTCTATCTATATTTCAGAACCAATAATAACAACGACGCAACTGCGAATGTTATCCACAGATGGATAGACGATCAACAGGTGCGTCGTGAAAGCCCATTTACCTATGAAAGCGACAGATCATTGTATGAGTGGGCTTCAATTGAAGTAGATGACTCCGACATTGAGGTACCGGTACAGAACTACGGCGTACATGAGTGGAATGCCGAAAGGTTTAAGGCGCTGGGAGCGCTTCGCCAAGAAGGCATAGATAAAGCACGCTTTTGGGAGACAGACTTTTACTACACCTGCGACGTGGACAACTTTGTATTACCCCACACGCTCAAGAAATTAGTATCATACAATCAACCAGTGGTGGCACCCCTTATCCGCTACGCTTTAGGGAAAGAGGAACATAAGCCTTATGCCAACTACCACAACATTGCCAGCCCAACGGGTTACTATCAAGACAATTACGCGTATTATCGTATCCTCAACGGCGAAGTCAGAGGGCTTATCAAGTGTGACGTCGTTCACTGTACATATCTCATCCGTCAAGACATACTCCCAAAGATCAAGTATGTTGATGGAACCGATGACTATGAATACGTTATCTTTAGCCGACGCTTGCGAGAGCTTGGCATTACTCAATGGCTAGATAACACAGAACTGTACGGGTATCTCACGCTTGACGAAGACGTGGATGCTTGTGTACAATGGATGGATAAACTTAAAGAAGCCTATGTAAACAACAGGATTGCCGCTCGCTAACCCTTCCAGGCTTGTAGCGGCAAGAGAAAAGCCACCGAGATTTATCGGTGGCTTTTGCTTTGGGTACTTCCCCTTACCCAAACCTATCTTTTAGGATGATCGGTGGTGTAGAAACCGGTGCCGTTGAACCTAACAGGTGGAGCTGAGTATACTCTGTTCATAGGCGTATCACAACATATCGGATCCGATGCCTCGGCATGGATACTACGCTCTACCTCATATTGCGTGGCGCACTTGGCGCACCTGTATTCGTAACTAGGCATTACTTAGTCCAAATCTCAAAGCCAATGTACCAACGGAAAGCATTCATCATAAACGCCCTGTCGTGCGGGTCATAGTCAATACCAAAACCCCAGTAACTTGTTATCCCGTGAAAGAATACAATCTTCATATGTCACTTCTATTCGTGTACGCGTAGGGATGTGTCATTTGTCCCACCTAATTACAATCTCATAGCCTAGTTCATAGGCAAACTCTTGTGCTTCTAGGAAAGTAACCTTTTCAAACATGGCCCATGCCAGGTCTTCAAGGGTTAATTCCTTTGGTCTTACCCAAGGTTTACGCTTCATCTATTACTCCCAACTTACATTCATCTACACAGTTCCATATCAGTTCATAGTATGAATGACCCAGTGACTTACGTATCTCAGTATAGCAATCTGGATGGTGAATCGGCTTCTCATACGACATCTTCTGGTACCTCTTCCGTGAATGGTGACTGCCCACCTAGATGGTTGTTAAGCCTACGCAAAGCACCATCCACCTTGCGGTGTGCGGTAGTGTCGCTGACTTCTAACTCCTCTGCTATCTGGCTAAAGGTAAGTTGATGCTCAAACTTAAGCTGTAATACATCCCGATCCATTTCATCCAACTTGGCTAACGCCTTGCGAATGTCTAGTAATTGAACAACATAATTGCCACCTTCAGCGGGGTTACCACCACCGGATACACGTGGCTTGGTAGCGTCGCGTGTTTCAACTACATCAGCCCATACAAATGGAAGCAATTCAGACAAAGTAATAGGTGAGTAGTAAGCCTCATCCTCAATAGAATATCCAAGTGATTGCGCTTTGCGCTTGCGACAATAACGATCCGCGTGCCTGGATAGTGTCTTACCAAGCTGCTTAATTCCACCCTTGTATTCTTCAGATGACTGTTCATGGTTAAGCCACTGCTTTACTTTTTTATCACGGCGCAAGATCCATACCATTAACTCTTGGCGTACATCAGACACGTCAAAGTATGTATGATATTTGCGGTGAACAGTGCGTGCTACTTGAGACGCAATGTCAGATGCTTCTTCTACCCAGTTATCCATAAATAGTCTCAGGTGGCTTAAGGTATTTTTGTTGAACAGCAAAGACTGGCGCACGCATAGTAGTGTTGTAGAACTGCTCTGTCTGTGCCTCATAGCCATACATCCAGCCATGAATACAAGCTACATAGTGCGTAGGTAAAGTTACCAAAAGGTACTTACGGGATGGATCATCGTCATGGTTGATGAGTAACTTACCGCTAGAGTAAGCCGTTGTGCGTACTTCAAACTCTCCAACATCGCCCATCTTACGCTCTTCAAATAAAGCAAATGGGTATTTATCCTGCCATCTAGCAATCGCTATCTCACCCAAGCAACCGCTAATCTCACGCGCTACCTGCTCAACCCAGGTGGGAGCATGGCCTTGCGTAGCATCATTACCTTTGGCTCTATTGTAATTAAAGCGAGCAACCGCTTCAATCGTGGCAAAAGATAAATCGCCATGAGACATTTTAATTTCAATCATTACCAGCGCCAGACCTTGCCATCCACGACAAAACTATTTTTAACAATAGGTACGAGTTGCGGTACTACATTCTGCCCATCTACATGGAGAATGCCAAAGCCTTTGTTCCAAGTGAACAAACCAGCTTTAATATAACGAGCATACTTGTAGTCCATGAGGTTACCAAGTTCCATGCCCCATACAGTTCTAGTCTTACCTGCCCAGCCTTGTGTATGATGTGTCAGTCCTGCTCTATGTGTATGCCCACAAGCAACTGACATACCGGCACGCTTAGCAAGACCCAATGCTGTAGCACCAGCAGTCGGTTGTACGTTACCTTCATCCCCATGCATCAGTAGCCAGCCAGGAGCTATCTCAAATGGATCATGATGGTACTCAATACCAAGTTCATCTAAGCGTAAAAATTGTTCAATCTCTAATTCAGGTAAGCCAAGAAAGCCTGGCACCTTTGACTTAATTTTATTGTATAGTCTGTCGCTATGGTTACTGCGTACCATATGTTCAACAGTTAAATCCTCTAATAACTTAACAGTAATGTCACGATGACGACCTAAATCCCGTTGCCACTCACCCTCGCCGCCTTCTTCCCATCGGCTAATCTGTGGGAAGTCAATCTCATCTCCACATGTAGCAACTACATCGGGTTGATAAGCACGGATGAATTTTTTGATAGCATTCGTCGCACCAACATCATGGTAGGGTGACTGTAAGTCACTAAGGATTACGATTGTTTTCATTTAACTTCTACCCACTCACTATCAGGGATTAAACTAAGACAACCAGTACAACACAAGCAACTAGGATTATATAAACAATTATCGCAACAATCTTCTTTAGCCTTCATTGTTTGGGCCAAGTACCTCTCTGTACCATTAGCGCAATCACGGCGTAGTTCGCCATATCTTTGAACGAGTCTTCAATAGACTCATGCTTAGGTGTTTCCTTGCTTGTGAACAAATTCTTGAGACGTTCAAACTTATCGCCAATGCGTACAAGAAGACCGTTGATAGGCCCACCAAAAGCGTTATTGACATTATTTGGGCCATAGTCTTGCTGTTTCGTAATAAGGAGATTACCGATTTCATCCATCACTTCCCAGACTGCGGATGCAAAGGCGGTATTTGAATTGTAATTTGATTTGGGCTTTGAATCTTCACTATGTTGAATCCCAAATCGGTCAATAATTTTAACGCTATTTCCATATCCTCGCTCACTCATTCATCTCCCCCTAGATCGTCGTTGAATTGCCCTCTAAAATAATAATTTTTATCTGCTTCATTCAGCTCGTAACAGTATATCACACGCTTGCCATCAGTAAGGTGTTGCACCATTTCAATCTGATCCAATACCCAAAAAATTTCTGGCACTTGTGCGCCATCTTTTGGCCCATACATAAAGGTGGGCATTCACTTGGCTTCCTGAATCAAGTTAACAGTTATTTTGCCACCGGTAAAAGAGTCGTATTTACTAGCGATTTGTAAGGCTTTTGTGATGATCTTGCGAGCCTTAACTGCATCGTCAATAAGTGTGCCACCGCCAAGAGCAGTCATGGCACCAAGAGCAAACTTCTCTCCACTGCCTGCTACATAAAGATTGTCAGAGTTACGCTCCCATGAGTAGTCCTCATTGATGCAATAAAGTTTGCCTTTGACTGCCACAATAATAATGTTGTCATGCTCAACCGCAGACTCAGCCTTGCTAAATTCATAACCTGCATCTAAAAAAGCCTTACGAATGGCTGGAATAAGTTGCCTAGTAATGTACTTGTCTATGTCCTTGCCGTTGATCTGTGGTGGTACAAAGTCATGCTCAAGAATGTTGATGCCGCGTACTGACCCAGCCATAGCAAAAACAAGATTGTTATTTTTAAATACTTTGCCATTGGGTATGTTGATACTAAAGCCATCCTCGCTAGAGGATTGAGAATCAGCTCCGATCATGACCCAATCAGGGCCT